AGATATCGCACGGGGCAAAGCCCGATACAAAGTTGGTCACGTTCTGCATGAAGGACTGCAAGTCATACGAGTTCTGCAGTGCGACATTTAGGGGGTTTCCGTAGTTCGACGACATGTCGATGTACGGGGAGTTGTATGTTGGGTTGCTGTTTACGCTGAGGGAGATGGGTGGAATCTCCGGCATCCGAATCCCAGCAGCCTGCACCGTGATGTTTGACTCTCTTTGGGAGTCGGAAGACGGCTGAACCGTCATGGGCGGAGGCCCAGGAAAGGAGAAGCTTTGGCCCCAGCCAGAGGACATACGACTCTGCAAGCCAGAGCTGAAGCTTGGGCGAGTGAGCATTACGGCTTCCAGTCAGGATTGTCAGGTGTGTACTTCTGCCAACTCTTGCCTGTCCGTGCCTGCATGTTCGACAGGTTGTCGGTAATGGTCTTGAGCGCCATGCGGTACTGCTCAACAAGCAACGCATGCTGGGACTGCGAAACCTTCCGCCACGTTCCCAACTTGATTGCGGAAGCCAGCGTAACCGCCTCCGTCATCGACTGGAAGTTGGGCGGAGCAACTTCATAGCTGTAGTTTGCTGCCGACAACGTAAACGGCCTACCCACCGTAGCAACTCTCGTTGAGGTGTCATATGCCGTGATGATGCGCTCCTCATGCACGTTGGCGCCATACAGCCTCAGGGTCTGTCCCGCATAGGCGTTAGGCCGCTTATCAAGGAGGCCCAGCGTTGGAACACCAGCAAGGGTGAACGTGGTGGTTGTGGTCAAGTATCCGTTAGCCGGATCGCCCGGACCACTGTGGACGTAGTAGTGGGGACGCATATCCCCGTTGGACAGGTAGAGAACAGTGATGTCTTCCGCCACATCTGGGAATGGGCGGAAGCAAATCATGTTGCCCTCCAAGATCCAGCCTGGTCCCCCCACGGCAAACATTCCTCGGGGTGTCCACTCGCGCTCGTGCAGGCCGTTGTCGTCAGAGCCACTGGAGAACTTGACTACTCGAAGCACCTCGCCCACGCACGGTGGCAAGGTGTAGCACTCTTGGTCCTTGACCAGCGAGATGTTGAACTTGAGGAGGACGGGGTTCTCCGCGTTCAGGGACAACCGGGCCTGCACATCGACGATCGAGGGCATCACAATGTGCTGAAGCAGGTACTGATCGTTGTACTTCGCCTCAAAGTCGGCGTCATCCAAGTAGCCGCGAAGCCGCTCGAGAACCGTCTTCAGGAATGATTCGCTGCTATCCATGGGCTACTCCGAGGTGCTCCAGTCCATAAACTCGTCAATCGAACAGCGATTCAAGAATAACGGGGTTCCCTCGCCCTTCCAATCACTTTCTACCCGGTACTGAAGGTACTCATCCGCCTGCTCCTCCGTCAGGCCGGCAGCAGTCATCAGGATCTTCTGAGCCTTCTTACGGTCGTAGATCGCCAGTGGGGGGCGGTGAAGGCACCAAGCATAACCAAGGAAGGCATCTTCAAAGCCCTCCGCGACCAAGGTTTGGTTGGGGTACTCCTCAGCCATGTGAGTAGACGCGACCAGCCTGCAGCCTGTGCAGGTCCTCACGAACCTGACCAAAGCCATCCGGGTCTTCCATCTCGGACTGAACCGGGGTCATTCCCATTTCCATCTGAAGCGCCTGGTACTCCATCCCTAGCTTCCGAAGCCTAGACGCCGCGCTCTTTCTGGTGTCTTCCCGGGCCTCAGCAAGCTGCTTCTTGAGAGACGCCATGCGCCTCAAGTTTGACTTGGCCCTATCGACGACCGCTTGAGCAGTGACCATCCGAGCATCAAAGTATTCCCGGGTGGGTCTGTTGTCGGGGGCGTAGGACTCAAGCTCTTGGGCGTATGAGGGGGGATAGATCCAGTCAGCAAGCACGAGGTTCCCTGTTTCGAGGTGCTCGTACTCAAACAAGGAAGGACGCTGATAGTGTCGTCGCATCCAGAGGATGAAGTCACCATCGGGCAGGATCCGATGACGCGAGCCATCCATCTGCAGTCCATTTGCACAGGCCTCCCAAATCGGGTCATAGACGACCTGAATGTCAACAGTGGGCTTACTTGACTCCATAGGGCTTTGCTTTCTTCACGAGGCGGGGCATTCGTTTTGAGAAGGGCTTGGCCGACTTCGACCCGGCTTTCAAGACACGTTGAAGCGTAGCATAGTGGAGTGGGTGCAGGTTCTTCGTTCGCCTTCTTGGAAGCTCTGGATTGATCTGACGCGACCTGCCCGCAAGTGGTCGAGACTTCAGGGCTCCACGCTTTAGCCTCGCACTGACCCGCGACCACACCGACTTGATTGCCTTCTTCTTAGCCATTCTTCAACCTCTTGGCCATTCTACGGATGGGGCTGACCTTCTTGCCAAACGCACCCTGCATTCCAACACGGGACTTCTCCGCCTTCTTGGCAGCGAGCTGAGACCCACTCATCTCCCCCCGGGTAACGGGGGTCTTGCTGCTTACACGACGGGAGGGGCGGCAATACTCATTACGTCCCCCCGCTCCGCAGGCTTTGCCGGTGCGGGTGTCCACCCACTTCTCGGCGGTCCACCGCTTGAGGTTCGCGCCGGCCTTCGTCTTCCGCACATTCCCACTGGCCTTGCGGCACTTAGCAGTGGCCTGAGCCGCACGGGCCGACCACTTGCCGTAGGACGCCATCACCTTCCGATAGCACGCGTCCTTGGCCACACTAGCAGTTCCAGGCCCTGAGGGACTTGTTGATTCGGGAGTTGGGATCCCGCGCGGTCTTGGCGCTCGTGAGCTTCTTCTTCATGCCCCGCATGCGGGCGCAGAAGGAGTTGCGTCGCTTGCCACCCTCAGGCTGAGGTCGCTTCAAGTTCCCGCCCGTAGCCTTGTTGTAGGCACGGCGACCAAGCTCAGAGAGTCCCCCCAGCGGATTCTTGTGCTTCGCCTTGAACTGGAACTTGGGCTTCTTGCTTGCCATTAGAGATTATAAATCGAAATGTTCTTTCTACTTCTCACACCAGCCTTGAGTGCGTCTCGCAACTTCTTCCTTAGGTTTGGAGGCAGCTTGTTGACTGCGTTTACCATTTCAGTAAATCGCTGGCGATTAACATCCCGTCCTGCCTCCTTTGCCCGCGTGACAGCAGACGGCACATCTTTAGGGTTTCTTTTGTCGGGCTTTCCCTTCGTCGAAGCTTGTCTGTTTTTAGGGCTTGGTTTTGGCGTCCACTGACGATAGAGAGGAGGGTTTGTAGCCAAAACCTCCTCTGCAAGCAATCCTGATTGAGACCGTGGGCCAACAAACTTGCGGCTGCCCTCTTTAGGAGCCTTCTTCACCTGCGACGACGGCTTTGTAATTCTGCTAAGGAATTTCTTTGGCGGGTTTGGCATAGTTATCTCTTCTTCTTGGCCATGCGCTTGAAGGTCTTTGCTAGGTTGTAGCGACGTGAGCCGGGCTTGCAGGTTGGACCACCGAACTTGGAGCCGGTGCAGACACCCTCAGTGCCACGGCGCTTGATGCCAGCCGCAACCTTCTGGATCCACTTCTTGGCCACGGTTTAGTCCTTGGCCATGTAGTAGCCAGCCGCGCCCGCTGCGCCGTACTTCGCAAGCTTCTTGCCAAGCTTGCGCATCTTCTTGGGGTCGCGAGAAACCTTGCCCAAGCTGGACATCAGCTTGTTCGGCGGGGTCCGCATCACCTTACGACCGGCCCGTCGCGCCGACTTGCCCATGCCCTTCACGCCCTCGCCCATGCCACGGGCAATGTTCATGCCGGCAGAGCTAGCACGGCGAGCCTTCTTCATGGTCTTGGAGCCCTTCACTGCGGCAATCCCCTTCTTGCCGTAGCCGATGCCACCGCTGATGGCCTTCTTGCCCGCGCCCACGCCCTTCTTACCGTAGCTCATTGCCTTGCCGAACATGCCCTTCATGACTGTTTCTCCTGGGGCCTGTAGCCCAATTTCCAGAGGACTCGAGCAATCGCGGTAGCGCTGTCCTCAACCACGCTCTCGTCGAGCTCTGGATGCAACGCATGCAGCAGCTCGTGCACAATCGTATCCAAGCGAAGGCGACCTTCAAGAGTCTCCTTCACCCGCACTACGTAGCGACGACGGGAACGCCCCGCGTCGCAGTCGCCCAAGGTCGAGCGTGAGAGTTCGCTTGCCGAGACAAAGCGAAGATCCACGATTCGACCGCAGCTTTGGATGACTACTCTGTCAGAAGACATCGGGCATCCTCAGCAACTGGGCATCCCAGTCCTTCAAGTTGAAGGGTGGGACAGACCGCATATTACACCGGATCAGCCCTAATGCAGCCCCCCACTGTGAGGTGTCCTTACGTCTCATCCACGTCGGCTGAAGCGGGCCACACGTACCCACGTTCATGTACCACCACGGAAGCGGAATCGCCGCAGTCCGCCTGCACTGCGTAGGGGGCACGGGACGGTGGGTGTGACCGCGCACCACCAGACGATGGGAGTGCCCCCCACAGAAGTTCGAGAACTGGATCGCCTCCAGCTCGTCACTCGAGCGGCCGGCGTCAAAGCCGTGGGTCAGGATCACCGGCCCAATCTCCAGACAGCCTGATCGGTCCTTTCGGTACTCCGTCCACTTCCAGTGCTTGGCCTCACTGGCAAAGGGCTCTACATGCAGGAAGTTGCTTACACCGCGCAGAGCGGCCGGAATGCGACGTGGGTCCGCAGCCTGCAGGTTGTCGTCATGGTTGCCCATAATCGCATGACAAACTGTCCTTCTAGGAAGGACAGATCTCAGGCTTGCCATGAATGCGGCCGCATGCTTGTACTCGTCCAGCAGGTCGTGCTGCGACTCGTCGGGGTGCACGCTCGCCGCCGACGCCTCAAAGATGTCCCCCAGATGCACGAGGTGGGTCACGCCCTTCAGCGATCCCAGGGTGTCAAGCAGCCACCGATGGACCGTGGGGGGCGTAAACGGAGAATGCGTACAGGAGAGGACGGCAATGACCGCCTCTCCTGCACGACTTCTCGTAGGTGGGGCTGCAGGCCCTCGCCTGACCTGCAGCCCCTTGCGCTTTCGGGCCACTTATGTGGACCCTCCAGGAAGATCGCTACTCAGCGATCAGCTCGAGTACACCTTGTCGTAGCTGCAACCCGTCAGCTTCAGACCAGCAGGCTGGTCAGGCACCAGCTGCATCCGGATCATTCCGGGCATCTGGACAGCCTCGGTGATGCTAGCGCCGTTGTTGGCAAGGATCGGCCACTTGGTGGTCGACATGCCGGTCAGGGCGGGCATCACGAAGTTGAACGGGATGAACGACTCGGCCTCAGCGAACGACTGCACACCCTGCGGGGCGGGCGGGACGTACCGCTTCCAGTTGGCGCCACCCTTCTTCAGGCCGTAGACCACGCCGTCCTCGATGTAGGTCGAGGTGTAGCCGTTGTAGGTCTTGCCTTCGAAGGTGAACTTGAAGCCGTCCTCGCTGCCCTCGTTGTTGAGGGACGAGAGACGACCCGTGCGCTCCAGAGTGTACTGACCGATCTTCTGGGCCTCGTAGGCCATCCACACGCCGTCAGCGGCGATGAGGCAGTCGATCGTCTGGCCGTACTTGTTCTTCGCGGCATGGAAGCGGCGGATGTACTGGCGGAGCTTGTGCTCAGTCAGTGCACCGACGCTGGTCTGCCGGAAGCTCTTGAACTCCGGGTGAGAGGTCACATCAATCTGGTTGCTCGAGTCAGCCTCGGCACCCAGCAGGATGTTGTCGTTACCACCGCTACCGAACTTCATCCAGCTGTTGATACCGGCGATACCGGTAAAACCAGCTGCGGTCGTGCTCGCGTTCACTCGGCTGTTGGCGTAAGTGATCCAAATCTTCGTGGTCGCAGACGTACCACCAGTCGTGCACGTGATGCTGGCACTACCGTTGCCGAACTCACCAGTTGCGGCAGACAGAACCACCTTACCGGTGAGCTCGTCCACAGCAGCCACGAACACCTTCTTACGGGTGGTCAGGTTCTGGCTTGCAGCGGCAGTGGCGGTGTCGTTGATTCGAATTGCGGGACCGCTGCTGTCGGTGTAGACATCGACTCGCTGACCCACGTAGAAACGATCCACGGCACCATTGCCCACAACCAGGGTGACTCGATCTTCGCCCGTGGGTGCACCGTTCGTGCCGTCGCCCTGAAGGCCGACGTAACTTTCGGTGTACGCAAGAGCGTAGCTGTCGCTCTGGCTCACGTACCAGTAGTTGCACAGCGTGTGGGCCATGTTCTGAGCAAAACCCTTCAGCTTCGGGGCAATCACATCACCGATGAAAGCCGGGGTGGCCTCAGCGGTCATCTCGCCCAGAGTCACTGCAAGGTTGGTCAGCATGGCGCGCATGCCGATGCCCAGACGGTACGGCTTCTGAACCGGACCCTCAAGAGCGCTCGGCCACACCTCGGTCGCGCTCTGCGTGTACAGCTTGTCACCACGACCAAGACTGGTCGTAGCATCACCGTACAGCACAAAGTCGTTACGCGGACGAGCCTGCTCGACCACGCCGGTCAGACCGCCGCGATACACCTTCAGAATCTTCAGGTCACGACCGATCGCACTGGCCGGGCCCACGCCCTGCGAGGTCACGACGGTGTCGCGCCAAGCCGGATCGAGGGTGGGGAGGATCGTGTCGACGTTCTTGTTGATGATCTCTTCGATCTGGTTTGCATGAGTATCGAAGAGAGTTCCAGTCACTCCAAAAGGCATTGTTGTTGTTCCTTCGGTAAGGGGAAATCAGACGCGGTCAGTTCCCTTGTCGAGGCCAGCAGCCAGACGACTCAGAACATCTGAGTTGTATGCGTTCAGCTGCGTCTCGATGTCACCGGTCTTCATTCCGGGCTTCCACTTGGGAGCCGGCACCGGCTTGCGGGAAACGAAGTAATCCGAACCGCTTGCTGTTTCCGGCGCCCGACCAAGACGGTTGGGGTCGCCGATTACCGAGCGATACTTGGCAACCACAGACTCCGTAGCCCGCTTTGCCTCTTCCGCTACCCAGGCTTCGTTGAAGGTGCCAGACGCGTCTCGGCGCTGCCTCAGGAAATCCAGTGTCGTTTGACGGATGTCCCGTTCGATGGCAGCCCGTGCGTTCTTGGCGGCCTCGTCGCCGTTCAGTTCGCGGAGCTTGCCCAACAGTGTACGGGCATCCTGAACTCCGTCAAGAGACCCATTGATCTGCTGGTCCATGTGCTGACCAAGGCGCTCCGCCTTGATCCGCCTGACCTCCTCCTCAGCAACCTGGGCGCGGCGCTGAGCGTCAAGGATGGACTGGGCCACAAACTCGGTGTCCTGGTCGTCCTCCTCGTCCTCTTCGGGGTCCTGTCCCCCCACTTCCGGGTCTTCGTTCTCGTCAACCATTTCGTACTCCTCGTCTTCCTGGCCACCTTGGGCCCAAGCGCCAACCTGCCGGTCGATCTCCTCCTCGGGGAAGCCGGCATCCCGAAGCAGCTGGCGAGCAGCTTCAGTCTTCATGTCGGCAGGAACGTCCTGCCGCATTACCGTAAGAGCGGCTTCCCGGAACTTCGAGAGATTTTCCATCTCCTCGCGAGCCTTCTCGAGTTCCTCGCGCGCAGCGGCGAGTTCGCGAACCGGAATCTCGCGGCCCCCCACACGGACGCTGGTGTCGAGGTCCATGATGTTGGGGGTGGTCTCATCAGTCTCGTTGTCAATCTCCGGCGTGGTCTCGTCAGTAGCCATTTGGTATTACCTCTGCATGGGGGGCATGCCCGGCATACCCATTCCTGGGGGCGCGTTTTGAGGTCCCATGGCCATGGCGGCCATCTCGGGCGAGGGGACCTGCGGGGGCAAAGTTGCCCCCATGAACTGGAGCATCGACTGCTTGTAGTCAGAAAAGGCGTTCTGGACTTCTGGCGAAGCAACCGACATGACGGGGCTGGACATGAAGGAGGACAGCAGGCGCATCTGGATGTCAGGCCTGGAGCTGTCTGGGGTCAGCACCACCTGTCCGGGATCGTTGCCGTTGCCGTAGAGAACCAGAATGTTCTGGACCCCCATCTCGTAGGCTGATCGCTCCTCCTCAATCCACATCGCGAAGTCGAGCCCTTCCTTCAGGGTAAACAGCTTGAAGGAGTCTGGGTCCATGAGGCCAGCGCGAAGTAGTGCCATCGCCTCTTCCTTGCGGGCCACTTCGCTGCGTGGGTTGACCTGGCGAACGCCGAAGGTGAGATGGCCCACGTGCGGAATCGGGTTCTTGTCAAAGGACACGCTGCCATTCTCAAGGTCGATGACTGCTCCTGCGAGGTCGAGCGTGAGGTTGCCCACCGGCACTGGCTTGGGGAACTTCACGAGATCCGCGACTGCGCTGCTTACGATTGATCGGTACATATCCCCGAATGCCCTCTGGATTCCGATTGAGGGGTTGGTCATCGCACGGGTGATCTGCTCATCAAGGAACTGCAGACCGGTCGCGCTGTCTACCCGACCCTTCTCCTGAATGAGGTCTTGGATCGGGCTGATGGCGTGCATCACCTCGCGGGCAAACTGGGCCACCTTTCCGGGGACATCTCCGGCGTTGGCTGGGCTGATGTTGATGGGGTTGAACTTCTCGTTCAGCGGGTCAGGCTGGTAGGCCATGACGCGGAGGCCCTTGCCTACCTCTCGAAGCGTGGTTCGCTCGTTGAACGCGCCAGCGGGAAGCACCAGAACTCCGTAGCGGTCCACATCCCGGATGTTGTTGAACAGGCTCTTCATCATCTTCTCCGCCTCGCGGGAGATGCCGAAGAGCAGGTCAAACATGCCGGCTCCATAGAAGGTGCCGGTGTCCATGAAACGGGCCCAACCCAGCGGGCAGTAGACCACACGGTCGGAGTAGTCTTCATCCGACAGCACCACCTCGCCACACGTCACCACGTATCGAGCGCAGGTGCCGCGAGGGCCATCGAGCCAAAGCTCGCGCACTCGAGCCACCTTTGTGCTCAGGAGGTTGGAGCCAGAGGAGATACCGGTTGAGATTGCACGGCCATCAAAGGGATTACGAACAGCGTCGCCAGGCTCGTCCAATCCCGCATCCTGGATGGTGTCACCCGGGTCGGTTGCCCAGTATTCCATCCGGTCCAGGTTCTTCTGGATGAACGACTTGCCAAAGCGCTCCTCCAAGAACTCCACCGGAACAACGCGCTGACGCAGCATGCCCTGCTTCTTGGCGTGGTCCTGATGCAGCGCGGGGAAGGGGTAGACCTCTCGCGGGTGCACAACCTCAAGGTCTGCCGTCAAGCCGACCGTGGGAACATCAACCAGGTGGCCCTGAATGCCGCAGCATCCCAGCGTCACGAAGTTGTGTGCAAAGTCGCTGACCACCTGCGACAGGTGATTCTCAGCAACCAAGGAATCCGCAACCACCTGCGCGGCAGCACGCTCCCGGATCATTCGCAGGGATGTGCCCTGCCGCATGATTCGGGGCCGAAGATCCATGCTCGCGATCCGGGCCACCGTGCGGTCGATCATCGACAGCAGTTCCTGGCTCTGGAACTCGACGTTCCCCTCCTTGTCGAGGTAGTGGGGGGACACCCGACCGTTGTACGGGTCAAAGACATCGAACCGCCGGGCACCGTTCAGGTAGTGCCAAGCCAGCATCCACACCGCACGCCGGTAGGAGTACCTAGCCCTCTCCCGCTCTGCGTGCATACGCAGAAGCTTTGCAATCTCGGTAGGGTCCTTAGGAAGGCTGATTGTCTGGGCGGGCACTTGCGATTCTCCTTGCTACGCCAAGTGGGGTCCACTCAGCCGGGATCTCATCATCAGACACCTCAAACATCCCGGTGAATTCAGTGCGGGGCTCCTCAGAAGCCACTGGACGAACCGGCGGCAGACCGAAGTCACCGGAGCCCCGCGTGTAGTACACCCTAGCCATCGCCTCGTACAGGAAGTACGGGATGGTGACGTACAAGGTCTTTTCGTTCGTTTCGTTAGACTTTGGAGCTTCCATCAGATTCCTTGGCGATAAGGAGGTGGTTCACATCATCGGGGCTAAGTCGGTTGAAATCAAGAGTAGCAAGAACCGGTATCCCATTGTCATCAAGTAGAGTTCCGGTCCTCAAAAGATCCAAACCCACCGCCTTGGGGGCGTCAGGTCCCCCCACGCTTGGGATGCGGAACCGCATGATGATGGTGCTCATCGAGACGGTGTCGAGGTGGTCGTCATGGCCCAGACCGCCGTTCTTGGCCTCGGGGTTGAACTGCTCGATCTGGTCGAAGAGTTCCCGCCAAGGCTTCTCCATCTTGAGCCACAAGGGCAACTTGATGAGTCCGTGCTCGAACCGGAACATCAGGGTGCTGATCTTGCCCTCTTTCTGCATCATGCCCACCCGAAGGGGGACGACTCGGGGGAGGTGGGTGGTACCGGTCATCTCGGTAGCCCGCTGGCGGACCAGGCTTTCGAGCTGTTGGTAGAGGGATGCGGACTCCCGAACCACCTCGGGGTGGATGGTGGGCACCCTCCACTTGTCGGCTAGCCGGAAGACGTTGCGAACCAGCTCCACTTCGGGGGCCTTGCCTGCCCACATGTCCAGCACGAATAGGCAGTTCTCAGGGGTGGCGGCCATGACGGTTGCCACCTTGTAATCCGAGTCGGTGCCGTGGGTAAAGGAGGTGTCGATGGCCATGAACAGGCGGCACTGCTGTAGGAACTCCCCAATGGGTCGGCTTCGGATGGCCTCTTTGTCCCCCCAGCAAATCAGGGCTTTGGAGTTGTAGGGTTGGAGGCTGAACTCGAGGTCTGGGTTCTCAAGCCACCAGCCGTGGGACTCTCGGGTTAGGACCGGGAAGTAGTTCTCACCGCTCTCTCCCGGCCGGCCCCGGTACTCGGCGAGGTAGACCGATGGGCCCAGCCGCTCCTTGATCTCCTCGAGGGAGATGCGGTTCTTGAGCTTGGGGTTGCCACGCTTGGCGTCGCGGGTAAGCGGCCACATCTCAGGCCAGCAGGAGTGGGTGATGCCGTCCTTGTCATACTCCGAGTCGAGGAGCATGCGGGACCAGAACTCAAAGCGGGGGTCTTGGGCACGCGGTCCTTGGGGAGTCTGCTCGGTCTGCATGGCGTGCCATGCGTAGTGACGGCGGGAGACGAAGGTAGCCAGCCACCGCACCGAGGTGTCGGGACGCATGAGCATCGGCAGGATGATCTTGAAGAGCAGGGTCTCCACGTAGTCACGCAGGACGCTCATAGAGGTCGCAGCCTTGGCGTCATACTCCGGGTCGTCCAGGACGTAGCAGCGGGGTCGGCCACCACGCTGCTTGCTGGAGGCAGAGATGGCGCGGAGCCACGAGCCGTTCTTCAGGTACATCATCTCCAAGCCGAACGAGGCTTCGCCACGGCGGGGAGTGATGCGGTTGTCTGGGAAGTCGGGCGAGAAGTCGTCGAAGATCCGCTTGTTGTCAGTCAGCTGGCTCTTGACGATCTGGGCTGTTTGCTGCGCGTTGTCGTGCGAGCTGGTGGCGTAGATAAAAGAGAAGGCCGGGCGGGTCAGCATCTGCAGCAGCATCGACTTGCGGATGCAACTGCTCTTCGCGAATCCGCGAGGCGCAATCACCAGTGAGGACTTGCTGCTCGCCCACTCCTTGTAGATCGAGTAGTGCCCGAGTGGGGTCGCCACCGGAAGGTCGTCGAAGAACAATGGATTGAAGTCCGCCTCTTCGTCCGGCCAGAGGTAGTACTTCTCGAAGAAGTTGAGGGCTGAAATGAAGTCGATCGAGCGCTGCTTCAGGTCGTCGGTCGGGAGTAGCCATTGGCGAGCTGCATTCAAACGAGCAAGTCGCTGGCCTTCTTCGGTAAGGTCAGCGTAGTCTGCTGGAAGTGGGTGCAGCGGGTTAGCTGGCCTGCCCTCAATCCGCTTTAGATCCATTGGCGAATCGTCCCCCCAGCAGAAGGTCGAGGGTTGCAATGCGGCAGAGGACCGTGATGGTCAAGGCTGGGTCTCGGCTCACAAGGCTGTTGTTGAGGATTACGCGAAGGGCGTTCGTGGCCCAGGGGCTGAGCTCTTTGTTGGGGAGAAGGCGAGACTCCAGCTCGTAGCCCAGTTGTTCGGGTGAGCCTACCAGTTCGATCGGGTCCTTGAACGCAAGATCAAACAGGATCTGTCCGCCCGCTCGAGCCATCCCCAGCTGGCCCATCGACCGAAGTTGATCCCGGTGTGGAATCAAGGCTTCCTCGGTCTCCTGAGTCACCGGAGGGGAGGTACGTGCTTGCGTGACTGGGGCGATCTTCTGACGTGACATCGGGGATTTCCTCTTGAATGCGAGAGACGATGCGCGAAGCGGTTAGCGAGACCTCAAGCTTGCGCCCGTCAGCTTCCTGGGTGCCTCGAATTTCCTGCATCGCGAGAAGGCCCGAGGCCATGGCTGTCTCGCGGAGTACAGCGCGAAGTCTAGCATGTGCACGCAGGGAGACGCTGGCGTCTGGGTCCCTAAAGTGCCGAATGAGTGTAGCGATTTCTTCCTCAACCGTGAACTGAGCACGGTCAAGGGCCCGAGCCACACTATCTGCTCGGTAGAAGGTGGGGACCCCCTGGGGGACAATCGGGGCGAGGGATGTGTTGGGGATCTTCTTCATCAACGACCGCGACTCCTCCGCATCCTAGGCTTTCTCGGCTTGGTTTTGCGGAGTAGTGGGCTCTCGCGCGGGTCACTCCTGATAAACTCGGACTCCAACTCGCGACGAAGTTGGGGTGCAACGGAGGTGGGACCAGCAGCAATCGGGGCCACGTTTGATAGGGCTTCCAGCTCGGCCACACTGAACTGTCGTGGAGCCGCCAACGTACGAAGTTGCTTCGGTGAGAACCGGACTTTGCGGCTGCCCGGGGCTGGTGGAGGAAGAATGGCTTGGGTAAGTCCCCCCACCTCGGGTCCCATTTGGGTCAGGACCTGGCCTCGGGGGTTCACTCGAGCCCCGATGGTGCTGGTGCGTGGGAGTCCGTCGTTCTCCACGATGCGGGGAGCGGTGCCTCTGGGTGCGGGAGATGCAGGGCGTCCCGTGACTCGGGACAGCCCGGTGCGTGCGGACTGGGTCAACTCACCTTCAGTCAGGATGGGTTCAGGTCCGCCGGATCGGAGAGACGTAACATCCTTCTTGCGCAGGAGTTCGGTGTCCTCAAGGTCTGGAACAGTCCTGGGTTCCTTACCCGGCATGCGCCGGAGGTCCTCGTGGTGTGCCACCAGCGCTTGAACAGCTCGATTGGCTACGTCTCGTCGGTAGATGGACAGAGCCTTGGACCGTAGGGTTGCTCGATCGGAGCTGATTGGCACCCCCAGACGCTTCTCCAGGTTGCGAATCTCCCTCTCTGCCCGTGCAGCAGCACTTCGATTGCCGTCACTCGCCTGCATGCGGAGCTGCTCAACGTCCGCCATGAAGGATTTGATGAAGTTGGACTGTGCAACCTGGGCGTCTTCAAGTGTGCCAAACCTTCCAACACTACGTGCAAGCTTGATTGCAGCCATCTCATCGGCAGGCGTAACTTGGGCGCTTCGGATGTTCTGACGTGCCTTGTTAGACACCTTTGAGAGTCCGCCGCTTAGTTCGCCTTCTCCGGGACCCCCAGCAAGTTTGCTTAGGATCTTCTCAATCTCGACGAGTTCTCCCTCTTCTCTGGTGCGGGTGGCTTTTCTTTGCACCTTCTGGGCCGTCTCGGTTGTGCGTTGGGCAGCGGCTCGTCCAAGGTTCACCTGGCCGGCCTGTTCCATAGTGACGGTGGCTGGAAGTCTGCGACGCAGCACCTCAGCAGTAACGTCTGGCGTGGCGGAGGCGGGGAGCTGAGGCAGCATACGAGCGATCTTGGCGTAGGGGCCCTGCCGCAGCTGCCTCTTCCGAGCCGGAGGGGGTGTTAGCGCCAAAATCCCTCTAATGTCCATAGCCGACTGGATGTTTCGGCTGGCGTCTTGCTTGCTTAGGAAGCCGGCGGACTCGAGCGGTTTGAGGACCTCGGGCTCCACCCCGCTACCACGCCTGACTTGGATGGTCCCCCCACGGACTTCTCGGGGAATCTCGCGCTTTGCTATCTCGCGTAGCCGAGACTTGAGCTGCGATTCTGCGGGTGTGTCCTCTGGTGAGGGCTTGAGTTGCTTGGCGACTTCAGCAAGTTGTGAAAACAGAAGGTCCCGCTGCTTCTTGCTTGCAGACTTCTTGCCTCGGAAGGAGGGGCGGTCGTCTCCTCGCTGCTTGGCAAACCGACGCTCCTCAAATGCGCGTTGGCGGTTGAGGGGTTGGATGCCCTCTGGTGGTTCTGG